TCTTCTGGGTAATTGTATGTACTTGCCATTAGTCTATATCCATTGTTGGTATTTCGTTATCTAAAAGTCTTGGTATCTTTACGTATGTTCCGTCTGAATCCATAAAGTCAACACGATATACTTTGTTTATCTCTACACCAGCGTTGCTATCACTAAGAGTATACCACTGCTGGTTAGCTACAGTGCTAAGTTTTGCATACTCAACTTTAGTATTGTATTTGCCCATTTCTACCAATGCTTCGTTTATTAAGCTTAAAATATAAGTTTCAGGCGCATCTGGAAAAGCCTGCCTTACTCTAGATATAATCTTTTTTACAGTTAAACTTATAACAGCCATTAGTCAGAATCCTTTCCAAGCATACCTATCTGTTTCCAAGTTTTAGTTTCAGATTCCCAGTTACTGGCTACACCTGCCCAAGAGCCAGATAGTATTGCACTAGGGCTAGCATTCAAAGCAACTAAAGTAGAGCTAGGGCTAGTGTTAAGATTTACTAACGTAGCACTCGGAGATGTGTTTAAGTTTACAAGAGTAGAGCTAGGGCTAGTATTTAACGTTACCAATGTAGAAGATGGTGACGTGTTTAGATTTACCAGTGTCAATGCCATCATGCGCTCCTTAGTAGCTGTATACCTTTGTCATAATCAGCCTGTAGTTTTGCCTGTTGTACTTGTGCGTTTTGAAACTTTTGAGCATTGTTTTGAAAGTTCTGTACGTAAGTTTGTACTTCTGTATTTACTAGCGCAGTATATCTATTCATCTCAGCTAAGAACTTTTGTATGATATCATCGTTATTTTGTATTGTAGCTTGCAGTGTTTGAGCTGCATTTTGCAATGCTAACACTTGGTCTTGTGATTTATTAAACTTACTAACATCTGTTGCCTGAGCTGCTTCTTGTTGTGCGTCAGCTGCGTCTATCTGAGCCTGTCTTAATGCTTTTTGTAAATCGCTATTATGTTTTGCTAACTCTGCTTGTACATTTGCTTGATATCTAGTATTCTCTTTATTAAACTCATTTAATTCGTTTTGTATATCTATTTGGTGCGCTCTTAACAATTCCTGTTGTTTTTGCAAACTAATCGCTGCCATTTCAGGGTCTTCACTAGCCACAAAATCATCAAATCCCAGACTAGCTTCTGTTCCTCCTGAAGAGTCACTAGAAGACAAAGTTCCAAAGTCTACTGTTGAGGATGGCTTAGTATATGCAGGCACGTCACCACTGATATCTGCTTTAGAAACTGTAGCTACTGTTATTGCTCCTACAGCTGAACTAGAGGCATCTGCATTTGTTGCTGCTGAGTAACTTACAGTTCCTATACTAGGTACACTAGGTGCAGATGCAGATATACTTAAATCAGACTCTAGCAGCCCACTCATATTTTGCTGCAATGCTTTTATAGCTGCATAAGTGGTAACTAAATACTCATACTCATCAGGAAAGTTTGTTATGGTAGATATAGCGCTTGCATCTAAAGGTGAGCCTTGATTATAAGTAGGAACCGAAACCATTAAACCATTTCCATTTGGAAATATATTTATTTTTCCATCTTGTATGTAATATACTGGGTCTGTATCGGTAGCAAACTCCATATCAGATGAATCCTGTACTCTACCTCTTTTGTAAGCGGGTATCTGCCTGCAGGGCTGGTCTATTGTACCATCATTTCTTAGTACGTATAATATTTTATGACCCTCAGAAGTAGTAGTACCGTCAGTAACAGCTGTTTCTTCTGCTATTCTTTCTAACAAAGGTCGAGGCATAGCGTCAATAACCTGATTAGCGCCTTCTGTTATGAAGGTATCTAACGCCGTTTCATCGCTAAAAGTGCCAATCAAATCAACGACTTGTGCACTAAATGTTGCCACTTATTTCTCCTCCCTTTGACTCTATGTCCTCTGCCATAGACATTGTTTTAAAGTTAATAAGGTCCTTGCGTATTGCAGTTGCAAAACGACCATCCCTTATAATTGTGGCTGTACTATACCTAGGAGCGTGCGCTCTTTTGCCACACTCTCTGCAGTAAAACCATCCACCTTCATTCTCAGCTTTACAATGCTGACAACCCATTAAGTTCCTCCAACAATTAATGTCATAATCCTATCACCATTTAATTGTGTATGTGTGATAGATAAAACTTCATTATTGGTAGAATCTAAAGTAGCTATGTAATCTTTGATATCCCTTGCCATAGTTCCTACTGCGCCATCTTCTTCTCCGGGGTTACCGGGATGTATCATAACTTTTACTTTTAAATTACCATAAGCAGCCATAATTACTCCTGTTTTAAATTTTTAGGATGTTCGGGGGCTACTCTTTCTCAGTAACCCCCACAGAATCCAAGTCTGTTACCCGTATTGTTTAGGGTTATGAAGTGGTCAATGCATTATTAATACCTGACATCGCTTCTGCTAAATATTCACCACCAGCGTACATTATGTTAATGTAATCGCCTTTTTGTGCTGAAGTACCAATTACGATATTAGATACTTGTGTACCTGCTGTAGAATTAGAAGCGTCACCACCGGCGTCTTTCATCACTAAATTAATGATTGCACTACCTGCAGCTATAGTAATAGCTCCTGTTGGGGTCTCTTCCTCTACAATAAACTTGTAGTGAATACCATCAACTCCGGATGCGGCAGTAGGCAATGTGATAGAGTAAGCTCCACCTGCTGAACTTAGCATGAAGACCTTACCACTGTCAGCTGACGTTAGTGTACGAGCTACGGTGATTGGTTCTATCTTCTTTAGAAATCCACCTTTACCACTATTCTTTTCTCTTGTTGCGGCTCTCATTATTCATTACCTCCTAGATTATGGTGCTGTGTAAGCAGATTCAAAGTTGAACAATGCGTGTGCTTCTGGTAAAGAAACTTCTAAACCAGCTTCAGTCAATACCATATCTTTACGTAGGTCTTCATCAGCAGACTGCACATTAGTCATAATGTGTGTGTCTCTGTTTACACCGTTACCAACCAAAGGTCTATAAGCAACTTGGTCCAAGTCAACCATAGCCATGAATCCAGCAGCAAAACCTCTAAATAGAGGCTCTTTTACTAGGGTTAGGTCACCGTGAATAGTTTCTACCTTGACCACTTTATGTCCAAAAGAACCTTTCTCTTGTGACATTAAAGGATTAGCAGCAGAGTGTACTGAAGATAGGAAAGTATTAGAGCTTGCCATCTTGTTAAAGAATGTGATTACAGGTAATGAACATAACGCAAGTTTTGCGCCAGCTCCACCACGTGCAGGGTCAAAAACAACTTCTAAGTCAGCAAGTAACGCATCGTAAGTAAACTGTGCGTCTGTACGAGTTGAGAAGTATGCTTTATCTTCTGTGTAATCTAACTGAGCATTATCTTTAATCTGTGACTGTGAGTTCTTAATAATACTTCCTACAATACCGTCAGAGTAAGAGATACCATTTACAATACCACCTTGACCGAAGAGCATAGCTCTTTCAATGTCAACTTTGTGCTCACGTAACTTTAAGTTCCAGATTCTATCAAACTCACTAGCGTATCCACGATATACAGTAGCTCTTGCTGTGTTAGTTAACTCACAAGAGGTTTTAAAGATTTGACAGTATCCGACACCGTTATCTAAATGCTTTGAGAAAGAATCTGGAGAACCAGTTCCTTCTTCAAACGCACTACCAATAACAGTACATAAAGTCTGGTCAGCAGCAGCGGTGGTTGAACCAGTGGCTGCAGATATTGTACGACCAGTAAATGTGCTTGTGTCTCCGGTATCTACTGGAGCACTTTCGATTCTAACGATTGCGGTTTCTGGCTCGTTTGTTGAGGCATTAGTTTCGCCAACAGCAAAGACCATTCCTTTGATTAGAAAGTCTACTGAGCCTTGTGAAGTTCCTGCAGTTTCAACAGTATAAGTTAATGTACTGCCTGCAGCTGGTACAGTATGAGCGGCTGCTAAACGGAAACTTCTATCTGTCATGTCAATCTTGTTTCTGTCTTTCAACCATCTAAACTGTGGGTCATCCGTAGGGACTTTGGCTACCTTGGATAAGTATACAAAAAACGGCGATTCTTCTGGAGCGAGGTCTGCTACTCTATCACTAAAGTTAAACAGTCGTCTCGAAGGAATCGTGCTGTCTATAACTGCACCGGGGTCTCCAACCTTAAGGGGATGAGGATTATTAAATGTTGCCATTTGTCATTCCTTCCATTATGTGATTAATTAAAGGACGCTAGTACGACTCCCGGCATTTACAATATTATCCCATACTTGATTCTCTGTACTCTTTGGTGAACTTGGTGCACCACCTTGGAGTACCCCAGCTGTTCTGGGCTGTTGTTGGGCATTTTGTACTGCTTGGGCTGTCTCTGGAGCGTTACCTTTGTTTTTTACGTCTCTGAATAGCTTGACAAGATTAGATAACCCTACAGATTCTTTGGGCTGAGTAACAAACCCCATAAACTCTTGAACGTCTCCGTCCGAAAACTTATAAGTGTTTCTAAGCTCATTGACTGTATTGTTATAGGTTATTTCTTCTTGCATCTGTCTCTTTTGTTGCGCCATCGCATTATCTACGACATCTTTGGCAAGCTGCATCTCTTGATTTAGCCTGAACTTAAAAGATGGTGATTCTGGACTGTAATACGCATCCCAAGGGTTGAAGTCTTCCGGTTTCAGAGCCGGTTGACCTTGTTGTTGCTGTTGTTGTGGCTGTTGTGGAGCGTTGATATTTTCTTGAAGCATATTTACCAAATCAGGTCTTTGCTCTAGCAATTGTCCAAGAGGTTCAAACTTACGTAGCTTTTCATTCTCTGCAATTGATTTATCATACATAGATTGAAACTTACGTGCTTCTACCTCCCATTCGTTTACTGGAGTTGTTTCGCTTTCTACATTAACCTCTGGAGCGCTGTAATCTACAGTCTCGTCTATAGGTTGTTCAGCTTGTTGCTCATACTGAGCGTCTGTTTGTTCTCGTACTTCTTGTACTATATCAGCGCCACCATCTACCAAACCGTCAGCAGTTGATGTAGCCTCTACTTGTTGATTATCCATTATATTCCTTTCAGATGTCTCTAAGCTTCAGGAGCAGAACTAGCGTCTTTTCTAACGTTCGCTAATTTCTCCGCTTCGAGCTTCACCTTAGATTGTAGGTTGTTTAGTTGAACTCGTCTATCAGCTTTGGCGTCCGCAGAGATATCTTTCAATCTAGTCTTGAATTTCTCGACTTCGACTTTCTTTCTATCACTTATGGACTCCCTTTGGGCAGTCTGGAGGTCACCCTCCAAATTCTTAATTTGCTCGGTCATCGCAGCAATCTGTCTCTGTAATAACTGTCTTTCTTCTGTTCTTCTCATTACACCTTCCTTGTCAAATATCTCAGGATTCTTCTTAAGAACCTCTGTTCTATCTACGATACCCATTCTAAACGCTTCCATGTATACACCAAGCTCTGCATACTTGTTGGTTGGTAACGTAGACCCGGGCTCAATCCTGACGTCATGCTGTTGTAAATTATGTTTTTCTTTTTTGATATCTAGTATTGCTCCTACCTTTTTATCGTACATATTGATAGTTGCTTCTGTAATATCATTGTTGGCTTCGTTAAGCCTAAAAATCTTTTTATATGTATAGTGACCTTTAGATAGGTTATACAATACCTGTCCTAGTCTATTGATACTAAACTCTATATCTCTTAGTTTTGACTTTGGTCTTTCTGAGCCTAGAGATATCATTCTTTCTGTAGCTCTTACTGTCTCTGGTGCTTTCTCTGCAAACCCGTGCATCATCTCAGGTAATCCAAATGTAAAGTCAATATAGAACTCACACTGCTGTATTAGTCTGTAAAACTCAGAAGATAACGGTTGAGGCGCTGGAAAGTGTGGCTCACCTTGTGTGCTGTCTACTTCTATGACTGCGTTTGGATTTGCCCAATCTCTCTCTAGTTGACCAAGGTCTTCTACACTTCCTAATGGAACTAATAGCTTTAATCCTCCAGATGCTTGTGCGTGTGATAGTGCTAATGACCATAGTTTATTTAAAAGCCTTTGCATAGGTCTTGCCCTTGATACATCTGATTTTGGATAAGGGCTTTCTGTAAATACATTTGGAAAAGGTATGATAGGATAGTGGTCGGTATTTAAGATAGTCTCATAAAGAACTACTTGACCGATACTCGCACAAACCTTTACTCTAGTTTGTCTTACTGGTATGACTTCGTATTGACCTGCTTCTATCTGTTCTCTATTGTTCTCAATAAACTCTGCATACTCAGGTTCACTCAAAATTACTTCTTCACCGTTTTGCATATCTATGATACGGTAAAAATTAACTTTGACTTTGTAAAATCTTTCTAGTATCTGATACTTCTGTCTTTCGTAATAGTCTAAATCCTTAACTTCAGACGGAGTAAATATCTTTTTATTGTTAGCATTCATTGCATCAGGATAGTCTTCTTCAAGATAATTTTCTAAATCCTGTATGATACCAACTTGCATCTCCCCTGTCTCTGGGTCTTCTTGTTCTCCTAATTCAGGGTAGAGGTTGACGACCTGTTCACCAGTGAGTATCGTGGAGAGGATAATGCTTTCAGCATCATCGAACCAGCGGTTTCGGGTGTTAGGAGAGGCATATACTCGAAAGGGATTGACATAAGTGAACTTGACATCACCTCTACCAAAATCTGACTCTGCATCTACATACGCATACAAGTAACCTAATCCTGTTGTAGCGTAGTCATGTATTGCGTGCTTTAACTGATAATCACCATTTGAGTTACCCCAGATATATCCCATGATAACTCTCCATAAAGAAGCAATCTTTACATCAGAATCTTCTCTAGGTGTCATGGTAAATGCTGGAGAACGTGAAGTTAAAACAGCTTTAAACTTTTCAATAGCTGGTCCAATCCTATCCATTGGCACATCAGCTTGGTTTCTTGATTGTAACTCATCTACTTCTTCTGTAGTGTAGTGGTTACCATGAAAAAAATCTATATCAAAACGAGCTTCGGTATCCCAGCTTTTCCTAGCATCTCTATATCTGCGATATAATTCTTGGTTATAATCTGCTCTTTTGTCTTTTTCTAATACCATTAAGTAGTCTCGTTTGCTAACCTTTGTACTAATAATCTATTGACTAGCCCTTTTAAATTAGGATTCAAAGCACTAGGGCTGACTGCATTCTTGTTTAGCATAGCGCCTTGCTTTCTTGACAGTGGAGTTTCTACACGATAAGCAGGTAATATTGCTTCTGCTAGTTTTGGTACTACCATAGCTTCTGCACCTGTCATACCATTTTGCATTCTAGAAGAGTAAACATCTGGTTGTAATGCCGCTACTCTTCTATCATTAGCCATAGCTCCCATCAAGTTATTATCAGAAATCATACCACCTTCTTGCATATTTGGCTTTTTAGATTGTTCTACTCTTCTTCTGATTCTTTCAAGCTCTTCTTTTATGGATTGCTCTGTGATGGTATCACCGGTAAAAGGATTAACTTCTATAACTAGACCTTTTAAAAGCTCATCTAAATCAGAGCTTTTTTGTCGCATTTCTTTTTGTTTTCTAGGTGCGGGTGGACCATAGGTTTCAGGAACTCTCATGCCTACTGGCTGTCCAGAGCCAAATAGACTTCTTTCTTCTTGAGGTCTCATATCCATCTTCATCAAAGTATCCATAGCTGCCTGTCTTAGATTTTCGATACCAACATTGTCTAATACTGACATAGCATCTCTTCTAATACCTCTAAGTGTATTCTGAGAAGGAAGAATACTGCCACCCTCTTGATACATCATTGGTGGCATATTATTACCCATTCTTTGCATAGGGCTAAGATTCATGGCTGGATTCATAGGTCTTTGCATCATAGGTTGTTGCATACCAATCATACCACCCATCTGCATTTGATTCTTCATTGACTTAGCGATAGCCATTCCTCTTTTCTTTTCATACTCAGATATCTTACCATCTTTATTCAAGTCAGACTTTTTCTTATCAAAACCAGTGCCTTGGTTAAACATTCTACGGCTATGAAGAGGACCACCTTCTTCATACTGTATCATACCGCCTTGTTGCTTTTCTGGAGCTAGACTTCTTAACAAGTCAAATATATTATTAGGTTGTTGTGCTCTTTTTTCTAAGGCTTGCATTATGTTTTGCATTTCAGGTCTATTTTGTAGATTGTCTAGCTGTGAAAGTTTTTCCATTTGCTCTGCGCCTGAGCCCTTAAATTGAGATTTTAATACAGGCTTTGAAACAGTAACTCCAAAATTGCCCTTATTACCATCTGGAGTTTGCAAGCTTACCCTTGGAAGAACGCTACTTTCTTCTGGGTTTAAAGAAGAACCTAAAAGCTCTGCTTGCTTTTCTAATCTATTTTTAAGTATTGCATCATTTATAACTCCCAACAAACCTCTTCTACCAGAGCTTGATGGTAGTTGTAATCTAGTAAAGGTCTCTTCTTGCCTTGGGTCGTATCCTGTTATATTCAAGACTCCACCCTCTTGGTACATTGGGGTTTTAGGTGCGACCATTCCTCCTCCGGGCATCATCTTGGTGCTGGCACTGGCAATAAGTGCATCTATGGCACTATGAGCGTTTTGAGCGTTATCAGCGTTGTTCATCTGCTCTATCCTTCCGATATCGTTGATTTGCTTGATGAGAGGCAAGAAGTCCTCAGTAGCCTCTTTATTGATGATAAACTCTCCGCCTTCTAGTTCTACATCGGGACCGTTAGCAACAGAAGCATATACTCCTCCGTCACTGTGGGATGGTCCGACTACTAAGCCTGAGTCTGGAAACATCATTCTGCTTCTATTTGCCATTTGGTATGTGGTCCTATAGCTTAATTATTGTAACAGAAATCTTCTATCGGGAGAATATAAAAATAAATATTGTAACTAACAATAGTTTATTTTATGTTCTTGCCCCTGTCATCCAATTGTACTTTTTTAACTTTGGGAATAAGCTTTCTTTTTTCTTGCCACCCTTAAATCCTTCTTTTGATGTAGCGGCTGACTTAGGCGCTCTTGCAAAGTAATCCGCATAATAAAGAGCATCCATTATATCATCGTTCCTAGGTTTAGGGTGCTCAAAGAACTCATCTACTATCTCTGTCATTTCCCTGCGTATATATAACTTCTTAGAGTTGACAATAGGTCCTAGTGTTGTCTCTAGCCTATCTGCCTTTTTAATCCTGCCGGGTGGCTTAACACCTTTGAAGATACCGGGCATCAATCGTTTTTCCTGCGCACTCATACGAGTTACCATGTCTCTTACCATCTCTTGCGCCGCTACTGTTTCTATCGTTACCCTTTTAACTGGATTGTATTTCTTTGCTAAATCTATAATCTTTTGTGGCACATCAAAGGTAGGGATACGTTCTCTAAAATATTCTAAGACATAGCGATTAGAACGTGAATCTATACCCATGACCAGTATTACCTGATAGTCAGAGGTCTCACTAGCTGTCGCTGCAAGGTCTACACCTATGTAAAGATTAACAGGTATCATCTCATCATGCTCTGCTATGTAATTAAATCCATTGATATACTTTCTCTCACCAGAAAAGTATTGTATTCTATCTATCTTGAATGACGCATTGGATATATCTCTAGCATCATTCATGTACTCCTGAGCAAACTTATTGACCAATCCTGCTTCTATAAACTCTCTTTTCTTTGCATTTAGCTTAGAGAGTGGGAACTGTTCCTTCCAGATAGGCTGACCATCCTCTATCGCACGCTTGAAGAATACCTGCCAAGGATAACTGCGATTATCTTCTTTTGCTTTGTTATATCCATCGTATGTCATTTGCAGGAAGCTATCAAAGTGCACAATCGTGCCAGAAAGCCATATCCAGCCTTCCTTACCCGGGGATTCTTCCAAAGCCGGATAAATCGTTGATACCACCCACCTCTTGATG